ACCAGATGTATCTAACAGACGACAGGTAGAAACCTTTCTAGTAACACTAACCAATGGTGGTGGTGCTCCTGCTGTAGTAACTTTAGCATCAGGAACTTGGATGGCTTTTGATACTACAAAAACTGGTGCAGAAAAAGTTCTATTCGTAAGAGTAGCACCAGGATCTGCAGCTACTGCAAACCTAGTAGTTGGTCCAGTTGCTGAAACAATCTCAACCAGAGAACTACCTGCTGGCGCAAGCGAGACTTTGAAAGTAGAAGTCGTTGTTTCAGGCTGGGCAATTGCAAACGTTGATGACGCTGCAGCAATTGTAGTTGGCGATGCTCTCGTAGTAGACGCTACTGCTGGTATGGCTGAGGAATATACTGCTGCTGACGTATATCTTCCTTGCGCTACTTGCTTAACCGCTCCAGCAAGCGACAAAGCAGAAGTCTTCGTTCTAAAGAGATTCTAATCTAAAATAAAAATCTAAATATTCTGAGGCTCGGCTCTGCCGGGCCTTAGTTTTTTGGTTGACAGATTCACTATATGTAGAAGAGGTGTTTCATGAATTACACCTATTTTGGTTTGCTGTTAAAACTAAAAAATAAAGGATCTAAAGAAGACGAAGATTTTGTTAATTATTTAATGTATAAGTATATAGGCGAAGAGCCATTATTTGACGAAATTAATAAATGGTCTGGATACTTTATTAAAGAAGACATAGAACACTTAGATGAAATTATCTACGAAATGGAGAATATAGATGGCGAATCTTCAAGCGATTAAAGAAAAAATAAAAAACATCAGCGATTATTCGCCTCAACTTGCTGCATACAATGACCAGTTAGATGAGCTAATCAATGATGCTTATTATTCTATTTGGACAATGAGGCGCTGGGTTTACGGCTTTAAAGAATATTATTTTCGTTTTCATCCAGATATGATTCCATCAAGAGAAAATCCAGGTGGGCTAGATGTAAACGTATCTGTAACAAAAGGGAGCAGGCAAATCACTTTTTCTGCTTCAATGGACAGACTAATACCAGAAATTTGGGAAGGTCAGCCAATAGAAATACAGAATTACGAATATACAATTTCAAAAATTCTTTCACCAAGCTCATTGTTGCTAGAACAGCAATTTCTTGGCGACTCCAATATAGATGATTTATCTTGGAGAATAAAACATAGATGGTATAAGCTACCAGAAGATTGCATAGAATTACTTTCTCTTTCCCACAGAGATGTTCCTAACTCTTTTGGTGGAACTGGCAGATTTCCTCCTTACGGAAAAATAATTGGATTAATGCCAAGAAGAGATGAAGAGCTAGATCTTAGAATGGATTATGCTGCTACTTATGCAGAAGCATATGTTTGGTCAGAAGCAAAAAATATTCCTGGCGCAGAAAAAACTGGCTTAACAGAAGCAGACATAGAAGGAAACACTGGCTTTCCAAAAAATACTTATCTAGAGGTTTGCTGGGCTTTTTTGAAGGATGGTGTTGTTGGCCCTCTTTCTAAACCAGAAAAAATTCATTTTACAGGTGGACAAGGAACGCACTCATTAACTGTAAACTTTCTTTCGTGGGATGATCAAGCAATCTTTGCAGATGCTTTCCAGACAAAAGATACATCACCAACACAATGGGAAGGTTACAGAAAAATAATATATTGGAATGCAAACTTTGATAGAACAACCGGTGAAAGACTAGGACTTCCTGTTTGGAAGACTTTTAACTCAGGTGGTCCAACAAGAAACGTCTCTACATATTTATCTCCAATCGTTGCCGCAGATACCGCAGCATCAGTAACAATTTCATTCTTTAATACTATTGATGCTGGAAATGCTAGATATATAGAATACGATGGTCAGCATCTTCAGATAAGACCATATCCTCGCGTAGATGCTTGGGATTCTAGAATTCTTTCTGCTGCTGCAACAGAAGATTTTTCTAAAGTAAATCTTCAATACTTAAGAGAAGCTGTAGCAAGATACTATTACAAACCAAAAGCACTTGGTTTACAAACAGATTCTCCAGAAATGCCAAATGAATTTCACCAGTTAATTGCTTACAAAGTCTTGGAAACACTTTATGATAAATTAGGAAATACTGGTCAGGCTTCAATCTATCGAGCAAGATTTGATAAAGAAATAAAAGGTCTAGAAAAAAGATATGTATCTCACATAGACTCAATGATTGTAAGAGGTCAATTTGTACTTGGTGGTTGGGATAGAAGCTGGTACGATCCATCATCTCTTAAAAGGTTAAGCTAATGGCTGTAAAAGCATTACAAGTAAAATTTAATAAAGCTGCTGGAGTTGACCAAAACCTAAAGGCTCCTCTTGGCACAGCAGAAGATATTTTTAACTTTAGAAAACACCAACAAAGCGGTTGGATTTGCGACCGTGGAATTGAGCCTTGGTGGGATCCTAGCCCTTCTTTTCAAGCAGGTCCAGAAATAACAAACAATATAATTGATACATTGCTTGGAGGCAAAGTAGATTCACTATATGTTTGGAAAAAACAAAGCAATAACCAAGTATATATACTGGTAGAGCAAGGCGGAATACTTTATTATATTTGGGGTGCCAAAGGATCTACTCTTCCTGCAAACTGGAGAAGAAATGTTATCATATTGGATACTGGAAGACATATACCAAAATTAAATGAAGTTGGTACTCAGTATATTCCATATGGAAATAGGCTCTTAATTATAAACGGTGTAGATAAACCAATTTGGTTTTATGGCGATACAAAACTAAGAGATTTTTCTTTCTTACTACCTACACCACCACTAGAGTTACTACCAATAGATGCAGAATATCTTGATGGTGGTGATCTTGTATCTGGTACTGCAGCACCAGAATTCGTAAATACTCCGCTTGGTCTAGGCGATAGAGGACAAGGAGATACATCTGTCTATGCTTACAGAATGTCTTTTATAATGGATTCTGGCTCAGAGTCACCAATATCTGCACCTGTATTTGTTAACTGGACAATCCCAGATGCCGCTGCTGCCGAAAGAAGATTTGGTGTTTTTATTAACGAACTACCACAAGGACCAGAAGGCTGTGTTGCTAGAAGAATTTACAGAACAAAAAATCAAAGACTAGCAGATTTATCAAATGCAGGAGAAGGTCTTTACTACTTAGTAAAGCAAATTAACGATAATAGCACGACAGAATATATAGATATTACATCAGACAACATTCTAGTTAATCAAGCCAACTTTACAGAATCTTCTGTTATAGATTCTTCTTACCTATATGGAGCAGCTTGGAACGGCAGAATTTGGCTTGCTGGTGGTTTAACACATCCAACAAAAATAATATATTCTGCCCAAGGTCTACCAGAACAATTTGGTGTTTTTGACTACTTCGATGTAGGAAGCGAGAAAGGCGGATCAATAACAGGCGTTTTTGCCTACTACAATAACCTGCTCATCTTCCGCGAAACTTCAATCGAAGTAGTTCGTTTTAATAATGGGCAATTTTCAATATCACAGGTGTCACCATCAATAGGAACAAAAGCTACAAATACAATAAAACTTGTTCCTGAAATTGGCGTTGTGTTTTTGACAGAAGATGGATTTTATTCTATAAATGGAGGTCTTGATGGTGGATCTCAAATTTCTGTTACAAAAATTAGCCAAGCTATATCTAAAGAAATGGAGCTAGTATCAACAGTAGCAATACAAAAAAGTACTGCAACATACTCTCCAAAAGAAAAAGAATACTGGTGTCATTATCCAGCTCCAGGTTCAGTAATTCCATCAAGAGGAGCTGTAATACATACAGATGATGCAACATGGTCATTAAGACATGCTGATGCAAAAATAAGAAATTTTAGATTTTATTTTACAGCACTAGCCACAGATCCTGATGGAAATATTTTGATAGGTACTCAACCAAGATGGAGAACAGCTTTAGGCTTACCATGTGACCCTACAACAGCTTCCGCTACAGGAAATCTTGTAGGACTTCATGTTTGGTCTGGTGCTCCTTATTGGGGATATAACCTAACAGCAACAGTAAGTAATCAAAATGTATGGACATATACTGCTGCTAAAAATTTCTTGCAGCAAAACATCTGGGAAAGTGGTTGGATAGACTTTGGAGATAATAGTATAAAACATAGAGTATTTTCTGTAGATGTAGAAATGATGTCTTTTGGAGACTATGATATAGGATTTGATTGGGGTCAAGATTACGATTCAACTTGGAATGCTGCTCCATCACAAAAACCTTCAAAATCTGAACTAGTATTTACAAAATCAGAAGATCCTGTTGCTGGTCCTGCAAATGCTGCAATAACAAAAGTACCATTCACAATTGGTACATCAGCCTTAAAAGATGGAAGAATAATAAGAATAAGATGGGATGTATCTACGGCACTTGTTGATAACTTTAGGTTCCGTTTAAAATCTACAAACTCAATGCACATATTATCTTTTAACGTAACATTTGATTCTAACGACCAGCTACCTCTCAATCAGAAGCCTAGATCAAATAGCGGACAACCTTGGTAACGGAGAAATAATGCCAAAGACATTTACACAAATACCGCTGGCAGATTACCAGCAAATGAAGCCAGAAAATCTAAATAAAAATATAGATAAAACTCTTTCTTCTTTTAATGGAACTTTAGACGGTCACAATAACCCTGTAGAAACAACAAGAGAGCAGCACTTTATTCTTCCAAGGCAAGGAGCTTTTTCTGATACTCCTGTTGGTGCAGATGTATTAAAACTTGGAACAGAATATGCAACTCAGTCATATTATAAAACAAGACGCTCTAGTTCTTATGAAGAAATTGCTTTAGATGTATGGACTCCAATTGCTACAGTTAATTTAGATTCTGATAACTGGACAAAAGGTTTTAACACACTTACAAGCTTACCTGACTTTGATACCTTTCCACTTACTTTCCAGGCAAAAGAAGGGCAGATTGTTGGTTGTGCTACAATAGACTGGGAACATGGTACACAAGTATTTAGTGTTCAAGTTACAGATGATCCTCCTGCTTTTGCTCC